TTGTGCCCGCCGCGAAAATGCGAAAAAGGGGGCGGGCGGGCGTTGTTTCCCCGGGCGGCCTCTTGCCGTCGGTTGTTATTCGTTTTTCCTCTGGTCAGCCGCTCGGAATTGCCACGGCGTTGCCCGTGTGTCCGGCGGTCTTTTGCAGGATATAGAATAGCACGGGTCGCTACTGCTTTTCAATTCCTTTTACTTCCCTTTTGTTCCTTTTACTGCGTTTTACTGCCGCAGCTCAGGCATGGGCTCCAGCTCGTCCAGCACGGCGGCGAGGTTGAGCAGGGCGCGGCCGTGGATCTTGTATGTCCTGTTCTGGTAGGCGTCCACTCTGTCGACGTAGTCCCGCCGATCACCGAACAGGACGCCGCAGGTGCTCTCCCAGTCAGCCCGGTCGAAGTAGCGCAGCCGGATGACGGCGCGCTCGTCGGGGTCGGAGAGCTGGAGGATCAGGCCCTCGATGGCGTTGCGCTCCTGCTTCTCCTCAGCCTTGAGCCGGTCGATCTGTTCCTCGAGCTCCATTTTCCGCTCCACCATCATGCCGGTGCGGTCGGATGGTGTGCCGGATCCGCGTGGCATGCCTGTCAGATCAGGGCCGGGCGGTGAGGCCATCGTCATCTCCATGCGGTCGAGGCGTTCGAGCTGGTTGTCGATGTCCCTCAGCATGGCGGTGTAGGCCGCGAGCCTGTCCTTGATCCGTTGTGTGATCGGCTTCTCGCTCATTATGTCAGGGCGTCACTCCTGCTCACCTCCTTCCTCGTCATGCTCGAAGATCGCGGCGATCTCCTCGCGCGGTAGCTCTCGGCCTTGACGGACGCAGCGCACGGTTGTCTTTCCTGTTATCCTGATGTACCTCTTGACGATCACGTCCGTGAAGGCGGGCGTCAGCTCCATGATGTAGGAGGGCTGCCCGTATGCCTCGCAGGCGGCCAGCGTCGTGCCGGAGCCGCCGAAGGGATCATAGACGCCCGTGGCGAAGTCCGTGTTGTCGACCAGCTTCTCCAGCAGCTCGACGGGCTTCTGCGTGGGGTGCAGCTCGTTCCCGGAGCGGGAGATGCTCAGGACGTTGCCGTAGCCCTTGTGGCCGTCGAAGTGCGTGGCAGCCTTGGCGCCGAACAGAATGAGCTCATGCTGCGAGCGCCAGCCGACGCCCATGCCCGGCGTGCCCTTGTCCCATACGATCTCAGACTTGACGCCGAAGCCGGCCGCCTCGACGAGGTCGAACAGATATACCCACATACGCCAGTCGGTGAAGATGTAGGCGTAGAGGCAGGGGATGTCTGTGAGCGCGCCGCGGATCAGGTTTTGGTAGCCGCGCGTGCTGAGGATGTCGTTGGCGATCTTCGGGGCCTTGCCGTTCTTTCGCTCAGTGCCGATGCTGCCGGTCGACTTCTGCGACTCCTTGCTGCCGCCCGAGCAGTAGGGCGGGTCGGTCAGCAGGATCTCGGGCTTGTTGCCGTCGAGCAGCAGGGCGCGATCCTCCGGCCGGGTGCAGTCTCCGCAGAGGACGCGGTGCCGGCCGAGGATCCAGAGGTCGCCGTACTGTGTGACCGGCGCGGTCGGGGCCGGGATCTCTGCATCGGGGTCACTGCTCGGCTCATTGGTGTGCAGCGCCTCAGAGAGTGCCGTCACGATGTTGCCGTAGTCGTCCTCGGTGTAGCCGCTGAGCATGAACGGGATCTCGCCGGTGTCGATGTCGGCGAAAACCTCGGCGAGCATCTTGTTGTCGGTGGTGGCGAGCTCCGCGATGCGGTTGTCGGCCGTCAGATCGGCCAGCTCCTCGGCCTCGCTGGCGTAGTCCTGATAGTCGACCGGGGCGTCGGTCAGATCGTCGAGCTGCGCGGCCATGAGGCGGCCGTGGCCCTTTGTGACGAGCCCGCTTCGCTTGCTGACGGTGATCGGAGCGCGCCAGCCGGTCGCCCGGATGATAGAAGCGAGGAGCTTGATCTGCTCCGGCGGGTGTTGGTTGGGGTTCTTGGGGTTAGGCCGCAGATCCTTCAGCGGGACGATGGCGTCGTGTGCGCAGAACACGGGGACGCTGCCGGCGTATGCCTTCGGCGTGGCCGTGGTGCTGTACTCCTCGATCTCGGGGCCGGTCTGCGGCTGCGGTTTGTCTTTTGCCATGTGGTTCCTCCTTTCAGCCGCGGTGAGATACCTCCGCTGCTGTGGCTGCGTCGAGGCGCTTCTTCAGGCGCTCCAGCTTGTACTCCTCAGCCTCGGCGGTGCTGCGGCCGAAGATGATGCGGAGCTGGTCGAGCATGATCTGGACGTCTGCCATCTCCTCGACCGCGTTCTCGAGTGCAGCCTTCGCCTCTGCGGCGCAGCTCACGCGCTTCACCTTGCAGAGGGCTTTGGTCAGCTCGGCCATCTCCTCGACGGCCATGTCCATTTGTGCCGGCGCGCCGTAGGTCGTGATCGCACGATCCAGCAGGGCCCGGCGCTCCTCCGCGGTTATCACGGGCGGCCTCCCTTCGTCAGCTCTCTGACCAGTATGACCACGAGCACGATCACGATGATGGCGAGGGTGATGGCGGTCGGGATCCAGATCGGGGCCAGTACCCACAGCCAGCTCCAGTTGATGACGCCGGTGAGCTTCAGGACGATGAAGGCGACGGCGAGAAGGCCGCAGAAGCCGATCCCGCCGGCCGTCGTGTTGTTTCTTTCGTTGTTCATGTATTACCTCCAGTATTATTTGCCGAGCCCCTTCTGCGCGCAGGCTGTGCAGGCGGTTCGGACGTCGGGCTCCAGTGCGAGGATCCGGCGGGCCGTGTCTGTCTGCCAGCACTCAGCGCCACAGACGGGGCAGGTGGTGAGCTGCCAGTCGTCCGTCGGAGGCTCCGGGACGTTATCACGCAGCGGCATGGTGAGGATCCCGCCGTCTCCGGGCTGGTGGGGCGAGAGGACAGGCTCGGGCTCGTCGGGGATCATGGCGTCGAGGAGCTCGTTGTACTTCTTGAATATGGCCTCCGACGCTGCGCTCCAGCTCTCGCCGTGCTCCGTGTCCTCCGGGGTGGCGACGTGGGCCAGCTCGTGCGCCAGCAGCTCAGGGGCGGCGCTGATGGGCGCCTCGGCCGAGATGCAGACGATCGGCGTGCTGCCGTCGTCGGGGAAGATGGTCAGGCCGTAGGCGGTGCCGTTGGTCTCGTCCCGCAGGTCGGGGACGTACTGGACGACGTACTCGATGCCGGGGTAGAGCTCAGAGAAGGCCCGGGCCACGATGGCCGTCGGGTCGTTGATGAAGGGCGAGGCCATCGGGCCGATCTTCTCGTACTGCTTCAGGGCTGCGTAGGTCTCGCGCAGCATGGCCCGCACTTCGTCCTTCTTGATGCCGTTGATGGTGGGACCGTTCAGGATCATGTCGAGCATCTTGTCGCCCCAGTCCTGCATCAGATGGGTCTCTGGCATACCGCAGCCGAAGGGCACGACGTCGACCTTCTCACGGGTGAGGGTTTTGTATTCTTTCATGGTGCTGCTCCTTTCAGAAAAGCCGAGCGGGCCGGAGCCCGCCCGGCGCTTCACTTACTGCATGACGACGACCTTGCCGGCGTCGATCAGATCGCCCATGTTCTTCAGGAAATAGTCGGCGATGTTCTTCTTGGCCTCGAGCTTCCAGATGCCGCCGTCGGCCTCGAAGAAGCCGATCCCCTCGTCGGGATCCACGCGCAGCAGAAACTCGCTCTCGGGCTGCTCCACCTCGAGGAAGGTGCGGAACGGCCGCAGCATGACGCGGGGCTTGATCTCGACGAGCGCGTTGAGGGCGACGCCCTGACGGGCCTCGACGGTCTGCGTGACGCCGTTGTCGTTGGTGCTGACGCTGTTCTCGTTGGTCATACGACTCAGCAGGTCGAGCAGGTAGGCTGTGCCCTCGTTGGGGATGCAGAGGCTCCGCAGCTCGATCAGAGCCACCTCGCGTCCTCTGAAGCCAGTGCGCAGGCCCGGGGCGTCAGCCTTGGCGCGGTAGAGCGTGTTGCGGGAGAAGTCGCTCAGGTAGGTGGTCATCACCTCGACGGTGTCGTTGCTCTTGACCTGCACCATGATGGTCGTGTCGACCTTCTCGAGCTCGGTGCGGATCAGCTTGCAGATGCTATCGAGGCCGCTGACGCTGATGCAGTCGGGGCGGTCGACGTGCGGCGGGATGCGGGTGAGTGATGCGTCGGCGTAGGTCTGGCCGTTAATCTCGAAGATCTTGGTCTCCTTCAGGCTGACGATTTTGTCGATCATTTTTGCGAGCATTGTGTTGTCTTCCTTGTTCTGTGTTGTGGGTGTTTATCCGTGCTGGACGAGCTTCAGGAGCTTCGGGGCCTCCTGCTGCGTGCCGTCCATGTTCATTTGGCCGGGCACCTGCGGCACCATCTCGGCGACGACGAGCTCGCCATTGCCGTCAGAGGTGACATAGAGGGCCGTGGCGACGGGGTTGGTGGCTGCGAGCGTAGACTTGGCCGTCACGGAGACGCCGATGGTGCGGCGCTCGTCGTCCGGGGTCAGCTCGATGGTGAGGGTGATCTTGCGCTTGGCCGTGGCCTTCGTGTTGGGGTCGAGGATGTTCTGGATCACCTTGTCCATCTCATAGTCGACGCGCTCCTCGAAGGCACCGCGGGCCATCGACATGATGCTGTCGCGCTGGTTCTGTTCGTTCATGGGGTTTCTCCTTTCTTTCCGTTGCCGGCCGTGCCATACTTCTCGAGCGTGTCCTTCATCGCTCCGGCGATGCACTCGGCCATGATTGTCGCGGTCTTGGTTTCGCTGTTCTTGGCAGCCTGTTCAATGGCTGCGCGGATCTCGTCGGGCTCGTAGCCCGTGTTCTCATAGGCGGCGAGCTTCTGGACGAGCACCTCCTTGGTGGCTGCGCTCCAGTAGCCCGTCTTGATGCCGTTGACTCTCTCGTGGGTCAGACGTTCCATGCTGGCCCTCCTCTCAGGTGGCCGATCCGAGCGTCATCTGCTCGGCCTCGGTCGGGTTGTCTGCGTAGGCTGCGGCCGTCTGGCCCGTGGGGCCTGAAGGCTCCGCTCTGGCCCACACGGCCTCGGTGGCGTCCGAGCGGGTGGCCTTACGGCGGCCGACCGTCGTGAGGATCCCGATCTCCTTCAGCTCTGTTAGCCGAGGGGCGACGTAGTTGCGGTTGAAGTACGGGATCCGGCCGGCTGCGACGAGCTCCTCAGTGATCTCGCTGGCCGTGAGCTCACGGTTGCCGATGGTCTCGAGGATCAGGCGGCAGCGGGCGGCCCGCTTGGGGAGTACGGCGTCATAGCTGCGGCGCCGGGTCTCTTTGGTTGTCTGGTTCATGTGTTTCCTCCTTTCCGGCCAGCCCGACGCTGTCGCCGGAACGGATCTTCATCTGGCGGGACGACGCGCCGTCGAAGCTGCTGTTCTATCTGGATTTGCAGCGCCCGGTCACGGACAGCCCGGATTTCATCTGGCGCCGCGCCTTCACCGAGGAACAGATCCGGGCCATGACGCCGGAGCAGCGGCGCGCCGAACAGCAGAAGCGCAATCTGGCCGATCTGCGGCAGTTCCTCGAACGGAACGCGGGCCATCAGGTCGCGATCTTCTCCTTCGACCGGGAATCGGATCTGAAGCCGCTGGCCCGGGCCGCGGCCGAGCTGGGGCTGCCGATCGATGTGGAGAAGCCCGATTTTTCGGAACGCCGGTTCGACGTGATGGAAAGCAAATCCCGCAGGCGTTCGGTCTGGACGCCGCGCCTGCCTCAAACCTTCGAGGAAAAGCATGAAGAAGTCAAATAAAATCGAATTCGTTTCGGTGGTTGTTCCCGTTTACAACGAAGAAGGGTGCCTGCAGGAGCTGATCGACCGCACGCTTGCGGCTCTGGACGGCTGCAACCGCCGGTTCGAATTCATCATGGTCGACGACGGGAGCCGCGACAACTCCGCCGAAATCATGAAGGAGGCGAGCAGAAAGCGGCCCGGCGAAGTCATCAGCTGC